ACAGATGCCTTACAAACTTGTAGCAAAGTATCGAAGTAAAGATATATCACCATTATTGTATCCTACTATTATATACAATGTAGCAAAGTATTACAACGAAGCTTATGTATTAGTAGAAATAAATGACATAGGACAACAAGTCGCTGATATATTACATCAAGATTTAGAATATGAAAACATGTTAGCAACATCTGTGAAAGGTAGAGCAGGACAACAAATTAGTGGTGGATTCTCTGGTAACTCTTCTATGGGTATACGAACAACAAAACAAGTAAAAAGAATAGGTTGCTCTAATTTAAAAGACTTAATAGAGCAAGATAAATTTATCGTACAAGACTATGAGACAATTGTAGAGTTATCAACATTTATAAGTAAGAGTGGTAGTTATGAATCTGAAGAAGGCTCTCATGATGATTTAGTCATGTGTTGTGTATTATTCTCTTGGTTAGCAAAGCAAACATATTTTAGAGATATTACGAATACTGATATAAGACAAAAAATTTATGATGAAAAGCTTAGAATGTTAGATGATGAAGCACTTCCCTTTGCAATCATAGATGACGGACAACCAGAACCAGGTGTGGTACATTCACAAGAAGACATTGAAGAGTATATTCGCAACGGAAATAAAGATAGCTTCAGTGTATTCTAAATAACGCTTTTTATAAATATTGAATAATTCAATAGATTAAAATCTTGTTATTCTTAGAAGGAGATAAACAATGGCATTTCAAGTATCACCTGGAGTTAATGTAAGTGAAGTTGATCTCACTACTGTAGTGCCTGCAGTTTCAACGACAACAGGAGGAATGGCTGGACATTTTCGTTGGGGCCCAGTAGATGAAAGAACATTAATAGATTCTGAAGATAGATTAGTTTCTCAATTCTACAAACCCAATGCAAATACAGCCGATGACTTCTTTACTGCGGCAAACTTTTTAGCATATGGTAATTCTCTAATAACAGTTAGAGTAGTAGATAGTTCAACAGCAAAAAATGCTGTGTCTGGTACAACTGCGACTTACATTTCAAATGAAACATATTATGACGAAACATATTCACATAATTCAAACAGCGGAGACTGGATTGCAAAATATCCTGGTATCCTAGGTAATAGTTTAAAAGTATCTGTATGTCAAACAAAAGCGGCCTTTGAAAGTCAAAGTACTTTACATACTGAAGAGTATTCAATAACTCAAAACACAAAAACTCTTACATTTATGAAAGACACAATCACATTAAGTACCGATTTTGCAATAGGAGATATATTACTATTAGGTACAAATAACGAACAAAGAAAAATTGTCGCTATATCTGGTAATACCATAACACTAGATAGTAACTATACTGGTGATACAATCACAAGATCAAGTACAGCTATCACAAGAAGATGGGAATTTTCGAAACTCAGCGAACACTGTAAACTCTACAGGAGATGCAATTCACGTAGCAGTTGTAGATGAAGATGGTGAAATTACTGGACAAAAAGGATCAGTATTAGAAACATATTCACACGTATCAACAGCATCTGATGCTAAAACCGATCAAGGTGGTAATAACTTCTATAAAGATGTTATCAATCAAAACTCAAGTTGGATTTGGTGGGGTGCCCACAACAGTAATTTAGGAAACTCCGGTAAAGCCGCTGGGTTAACAAATGATGGGACACTAGGTTCTGGTACTCAATTTACTGGTTCATCTTTACCCGTAACGAATAGTCTAAAATTAGGTATAGATGGTGGTGTACCAACTACATCACAATATATAAATGGTTTCGATTTAATGAAATCATCTGAAGATGTAGACGTATCACTATTATTAGGTTCTTCTGCCGACACAACACTTGCTACACACTTGATTAGTAATATAGCAGAGGATAGAAAAGACTGTGTTGCAGTAGTATCACCTGAAAGAGCAGATGTTGTTAATAACAATTCTTATGCTGGTAAAGAAGCACAAGATATTATAGCGTTTAGAAATACATTGCCATCATCTTCATATGGTATAATAGACTCAGGCTGGAAATATATGTACGATAAGTACAATGATGTATTCAGATATGTCCCTCTCAATGGAGACACAGCAGGAATTATGGTTCAAACTGATTTAACAAGAGATCCATGGTTCTCACCAGCTGGTTATAACAGAGGCAATGTTAAGAATGCAGTTAAGTTAGCTTTTAATCCTTCGAAAGCAGATAGAGATGAACTTTACAAAAATGGTATAAACCCTGTTGTATCATTTCCAGGACAAGGAACAGTTCTATTTGGTGACAAGACAATGCTAACTCAACCAAGTGCTTTTGATAGAATAAACGTAAGAAGATTATTCATTGTACTAGAAAAAGCGATTGCAACAGCGGCAAAATTCACACTATTTGAATTTAATGACGCTTTTACACAATCACAGTTCAAAAATCTAGTAGAACCATTCTTGCGAGATGTTCAAGGGCGAAGAGGTATAACAGACTTTGCAGTTGTATGTGATGGAACAAACAACACAGGAGAAGTAATTGATAGAAATGAATTTGTTGGTGACATCTATGTTAAACCAGCACGTTCAATAAACTTCATTCAACTTAACTTTGTAGCAGTGCGTTCTGGTATAGAATTTTCTGAAATAGTAGGTAAGGCAACATAAATAGGGAGACAGGAGAAAAAATATGGCTTTTAACGTAAACGAATTTGCTGGCGCCCTAAAATCAGGTGGTGCAAGAAATTCACTCTTTCAAGTAAACATCACCAATCCAATAAACGGAGTTGCTGATGCTCAAGTACCTTTCATGGTTAGAGCCGCACAAGTACCTGCGGCTACATTAGGAACGATTGAAGTACCTTATTTTGGTAGACAAATTAAGATTGCTGGAAACAGAACTTATGCAGAATGGACACCTACTATTATAAATGATGAAGACATGACTATTAGAAATGCAATGGAACAATGGAATCATTCAATCAATAGTGTTCAAGGAAATCTCAGAGCAACTGGTGGTTCTGCACCTTCATTATATAAAGCTTCAGCACAAGTAACTCAATTTTCTAAGACAGGTGAAATACTTAGAGTGTATAACTTTGTAGGATTATATCCATCAGAAGTTGGCACTATAGACTTAGCTTGGGACGCAGAGACTATACAAGATTTTCCAGTAACATTTCAGTATGATTACTGGGAAGTATCAGGCGGAAATACTGGAAACGCAGGCGGAATTTAATTTCGATTGATGATTTCGTGAGTCATAAATAGTATAAGACACACGTAAAGGATATAATATGGCAGAAGAAAGAAAAGGTTTTCTGCGAGAAGCAGTAGAACTATTCGGATTTCGTATAGGACGTCCCGAAAAAGAAGCACCATTACCCTCATTTGTACCACCATCTAATGATGATGGAGCTATTGCAATTAATGAAGGTGGCGCTTTCGGCACGACAGTTGATTTAGATAATAGAATCAAAAGTGAAACTCAATTAATCACAAAATATAGAGAAATGGCTCTGCAACCAGAAGCAGAGAAGGCTATTGACGATATTGTTAATGAAGCAATTATCATTGACGATAATAAAATGCCTGTTGAAATGGACTTAGATGAGATTGAAAATCTCTCTGACGATATTAAAGATATAATGAGAGATGAATTTACACATTGTCTAAAACTTTTGAAGATGAATACAAAAGGTTATGATGTATTTCGTAACTGGTATGTTGATGGTAAACTTTTCTATCACATAGTTATAGATTTAAAAAGTCCTAAATTAGGTATAAGAGAATTACGTTACATCGATCCTAGAAAAATCAAAAAAGTTAAAAAACCTGTTAGAGACAAAAAATCTTTAGCCACATCTAATCAATTGGGTAAAGAAATTTTAGAGAAAAAATATCAAGAGTTTTACATATATCAAAGTAAAGGTACAAATGACTCAAACTCAGGTATCAAAATAGCACCTGATGCTATAGCATATTGTCACAGTGGTGTCATGGACACACGAAACTATAATATTCTAGGACATATGCATAAAGCAATCAAACCTCTCAATCAGTTAAGAATGTTAGAAGACGCTACTGTTATATACAGACTTGCAAGGGCACCTGAAAGAAGAATATTCTACATTGATGTTGGTAACTTACCAAAGCAAAAAGCTGAACAGTATCTACGAGATATGATGGTAAAGCATAAGAATAAACTTGTATATGATGCTAACACTGGTGAAGTAAGAGATGATAGAAAGTTTCTTACAATGCTTGAAGATTACTGGTTACCAAGAAGAGAAGGTGGCCGTGGGACAGAGATTACTACACTACCAGGTGGACAAAATCTTGGTGAACTAGAAGATGTACAATATTTTAGACGTAAGCTATATGAGTC